ACCACTTATCCCGCGTATGATTTTGACAATCTCACAGACACACCCGCAGTTCTTCAATTCACGATCAATAAGCCAGTTGGTGCACAGTGGGGAGAATCCGATCTTGCACCAATCTTGAAATGGTTATCCCGTTATTCAAATTGGCTTGAAGATCGAGCACGATTGAACCGGTATAGAACATCATTTCTATATATTGTTACCGGTAAGTTCACCAATGAAGCGGACAGAATCGCCAGGCAAGCCCAACTAAACGCAAGCCCACCAAATCCAGGCAGTATTATAGTGGTCAATGAAAACGAGAAATGGGAAACAGTCTCAGCAAAACTTGAAAGCGCAGACGCCAACGAGGACGGATTGTCACTTAAAAAGATGATCGCTGCCGGGTCTGGACTTCCTATGCACTTTCTTGCTGAACCTGAAAGCTCAACCCGAACCACGGCAGAGGCAGCCGGCGGACCTACCTACCGGCACTTCGAACAAAGGCAAAATCTATTCTCATGGGTAATGCGATCGCTTTTTAAGGCAGTTATCGCCCGCCGTGCTGCAGTTGATCATTCGGTCAAGACCGATAAAGAGGTGATCATCACCGGCGGGGACATTTCGTCTCGAGATAATATTTCGCTTGCCATGGCAACGAGCAATATCACCGGCAGTCTTGCCACCGTCCGAGATCGCGGACTAATTGACGATGCTGAGTTCCTGCGCCTTCTTTACCGGTTTTGTGGTGAAAGCGTAGACGTTGAAGAAATGCTGGCCAGGGGAAAAGCAGCCCCCGCCCCAAAACTTCCACCCGAAACCAAAACAGGTGACGCAAGACCAAATGACCTTGATTCACTTACAAAACTTCCGGTCAATATCGACACCGGCGAGGATAAAAGATCACCAAAATCGAGCGTTTAAGTTGTACAATGTTTGTATAACCTAAACCAATAATAAAAGGCAATAATTTAAAAAGGCAATAATTTAAAAGGTCAAAACCATGAACATGCGGTGGATTCTCACAGATAGCGCGGATCATTGTCAAAGTTGCCAAGCGGCATCCCTTCAAATCCATTCTTATAATGCCTGGTATGCTGCCGGCATTTATCCCGCTTCCCCAAAACTTTACTGCAGTGAGCATTGTCAATGCTCTTTGGTGGTCACCGATGAAGCGGAACGCGGAAACCTTGAAGATATACCTGTCCGCGCCGATACTCAGATCGGAAAAACTGAACTCCAAAACACAGACCGAATCCAGCTTCAAGCCCAGGCAACTACAAAAGGATTCGAAATTTTTGCAATCACCCAGGGCACCGGCAACGGCTGGAACTTCCCCGCCGCCGTGCTCAAAGAATCCCTCGCACTCTGGAACAACGTTGAATCTTTCATCGATCATTCCCTGCAGCACAGAAGTATTAAAGACCTTGCAGGGATTATAAAAAATTCCATGTGGGATGAAGCCGCACAAGGCATCAAGTGTGAACTCATACCCTTTGGACCTGGTGCAGATACTTTGATTGAACTAGGAAAGGAAATTGTATCGAACAAATCCACAAAACGAATCGGATTTAGTGCAGACCTTTACTTCACAGCACAGGGTAAAACTGTTGATAAGATCGTCAGAGTTAACAGCGTAGACCTGGTGCATGAACCCGCGCGGGGTGGAAAATTCCTTCGCGCTTTAAACTCACAACAAGGAGATGTGATCATGGACGAAAAAGATTTAACAACGCCCGACCCCGCCGAAGCCGAGAAAGCCAAGGCATTACGCTTGCAAATGTGTTCCTATGTTCTGGATTCAGGTTTGACCGCATCCAAGTTACCTGAACCCATGGCAAACAGTGTGCGCGCTCAATTCGCGGACAAAGAATTTACCCCCGCCGAATTGACAGCCGCCATTGACGCCGCCCGCAAGCTCGTCACAGATCTAACCGGCAGCCAAACCGTCCAGGGTGTACGCCTGTCTGGTATGGCGAACAGTGACGATCAGATCAAAGCCGCCGTGTCTGATATGTTCGGTGTTCAGCGTGATGAAGGTTTGGAGAAAGTGCAACCCGCCCGCTTGTCCGGCATCCGTGAACTTTACCACATGCTCACCGGTGACTTTGAGATGCACGGCGGTTATCACGCCAACCGCTTAACACTTGCTACCACCACAGATTTTACCGGTCTGGTCAAAAATGCACTCAACAAACTTGTAGTCAATCAATGGCAAGAGTTAGGTCGAGCCGGCTACAACTGGTGGGAGCCTATTGTAAAAGTTGAGCACTTTAACAGTCTCAACGACATCACTGGCACGCTCATGGGTACCGTTGGTTCTTTGCCCGATGTTGCAGAGGGTGGAGAATACACCGAGTTACTGGTTGGTGACAGCCCCGAGACCGCGACCTGGAAGAAACGCGGCGGGTATATCCCCCTCAGCCTTGAACTGATCGACCGCGACGAAACCCGCAAACTCGCTTCATACCCCCGCGAACTTGCGAACGCCGGTCTGAGAGCCATTTCAGCGTTAATTGCAGCCATTTTCACGGCAAATACGAACGTTGGTCCAACCATGGCTGATACAGGAGCCCTATTTAATGCCACCGCAGTCACCACAAAGGGCGGACACGCCAATCTTTTGACCGCAGCCCTGGCTGCTGATAAATGGGAACTGGCTTGCATCGCAGTTTACAATCAGCCCATGTTGATCAAAAACGACACCGGTCTTTATGGTACAGGTCCGAAAATGGGCGTCAATCCGAAATTCTGCCTTGTTCCTCGAGCCTTGCAACTCACCGCAAAGAAAATCTTGTACCCGTCCCTCGAGAACGCATCTAATATCACCTCAGAGAACCAACAGCAAGGTAACCCCGGTGATGTGATCGTAGTCCCTGAATGGACAAGTACCACAAACTGGGCTGCAGTGGTTGATCCACGCATAGCCCCTGCAATCTTTATCGGTGAACGGTTTGGACTGATCCCCGAGATATTTATTGCCGGTGACGAACTCAGCCCTGCAGTATTCACCAATGACGAACACCGCATCAAGGTTCGCCAATTCTCCGCCGTATGGGTAAATGACTTCCGACCCCTGCACAAAACCAATGTGTAATCAGCAATTAGACTAATTACGCTCCACCTGGTTATTTAATTAGACTAATTTTCAAGAAAGAGAGATGATCAAATGAACGCTCAAAATACGCACATGGCAGTTAAAACACCTCTTGCTGTTATCGTTGCAACTATTGGCACCTGGGCTATGGCAGTTGCAGCCAACCTGTGGACTCTAAACAAGACCGCAGGGGATAATACCTCAGTTCTTCAAATCCCGATCTTGACCCCTCAAAACAGCCAGGATAGAGCCGGTGGCTTGCTGCAGTCGGTTGATATTTATTACGTCAATGCCACTGCTAACCTGGATGCCATGAGCGCCAAAGTTTATAAAGCATATTTGCCCGCTCAAGGTGTCGCACAATCTGTTGTTGAACTTCCCTCAACTTCCACATTCACATTGACCCAAGCACAGCACAAAGTAACCATCACCATCACCACCCCGGTCTATGTCGCAGAGGATGAAGATGTTTATGTGGAATTGACCATCGATGCCGCCGCTACTTCTGTTGTTAAACTTCAGGGTGCAGTTTCAAATTACACTCTGCGGGTTTAGTCGTTATTCCTCCCTATCCACCGCCGGCGGGCGGATCCGTGAGCCATCCACGGATTAACCCGCCGGCAACTCCAAACCTATTGAAAGGACATACCATGAACCGCGTACCTCTGACCGTGTGGGAAAAGATCAAAGCAATGTTCAAATCCCGCAAATTTTGGGCTTTATGTGCTGCCCTGGTTGCCATTCTTTCCGGTTATCTTACTGAAAATATTTCAGTATGGCAGTCAGTTCAAGCCCTGATTGCCGCCCTTGCCGTGTACTCAACCGGCGTCGCGATTGAAGATGCAGGTGCGGGGAAGTAAACCCGCACCTTAATTACAATGACTATTACACTCTCTGACCTAAAAACTGAGGTTTTAACAATATTAGGGGACTCCGGTTCCGCGAAATATTCCGATGCCCTTTTAACTGAAGCCTTTATACAGGCATTATCAACCTTTGATAAATTCCTCCCCCAAGTTTCAACCGCTACCCTGATACTTGCCACAACAACTGATGAAGTATCCCTTGCGTCTATTCTTACTAATTGTATTAAAGTAATATCGATTGAACCCACAATCTGGACTAAAGTAATCCCACCTTATTATGTTTTCTTCAAAGCCGGTGTACCATGGGTCAAATTCTTAGGCTCTTATGTGCGCGTTGTTGGTCAAACTTTCAGAGTTATTTATTCATGTTCTAATACGATCGCTGGATTAGGTACAGCCGCCACTTCAACAATCGCTGACAACTTCCTGCCTTTATTGGTTCGAGGTGTTGTTTCATTTGCTAAACAATTCAGGGTTAATGCCTTATCTGAAAAAACGGGTACTTCTGAGTATTTGATCAAAGAACTTCAAGAAGAATCTGAGAAAGAAAAAATAGCATACCTCTCAGATCTGGCTACTCAAATGATGTCATTGAAAACTTATCAACCCGAGTTAGCACCATACCATGAACCCGATCCATACCCCACAGGTTTTACTATATGAGCACTCTCAACGTGGATTGTGACATTATCCTACAACATCCTGATATTGATTCAGGTCTTGGTTATGGTTTTATTCTGTCCAGGAACGAAGATAATGATATTAGTATCAAAATGCTTCGTGAGGTGGATGGTGCCGGCGTCACCAGGCTATGGGTTTATTTTGATGTTCTTTTATCTAGTAATCTTATTAATCCTAATGGTGAAGTTCGACCGCAATCCAGGGTTCAAGATTATAAAGCCCTTTGCTTATATCTCGCCAAAATGTCTGATATTGCTCTTTCTACTCAAATTGGTGTTTTATTCAATCTTGGTTTTATTTCCAAAAGTTCCCAGGTTGGACTTATAGACGGTTCAGGCTCTGATTATTATTTCACTTCACTTGGTTGGATTGCAGATGAACGTCATTTCAAATCTAAATCTATTATCAAGTGCCAGGTCAATAATATCGGGGTTTATTACCCCCCTGTCAATCCTGTTCTTGTTAGTTATAGCTATTGGGACAGCCCCCTTAATTGGGATGATATTTATTGGGTAGTTTAGGAGATCAACAATGGCTTATCCTTCTTCCTCCACCGTTTCATCCGGTCAACCAACAGCAGCCAGCCAATATAATAACCTTCGCAAAGATGCGTTGTATCTTGGTCAATCCTACAACGATTCTTTATTACTTGGTAATTTTTTCGCTAAGTTTGCATCTGGTTTCAAATTAATTTTGTATTCAGTATCGAGACTAAAACTTGTTATTGATACTAAAAACCCTCCTACCATAGTAATAAATGGGTGTTTACTTCAAATGAATTCTAATGTTGTTACCGGCTCAGGTCTAATTGCAGGTGCAGCAGCTATTTATTACATTTTTGCTGTCCAAACTCCAGGTAGTGTCGGTTTTACAATGGTTCCTTCTACCTCAGCTTCTGAAACTGATAATACTCGCTTGATTGGTGAGTGTTACTGGGACGGGTCTACTATAAGGGATATTGTTTGTTATTTCCCTGAGAATGTTATCCCTGAACCTGATTACGACAGTGGTTATTTCGCTTGCACAACAGGTACAACCTACGCAAAAGCTCATGGGTTATTAAATCATCCTCGCCTGGTTCTTCTCTTTCATACAACAAATACGACCGGCTACGATGAAAGAGAATTAGTTACTGTTGTCACCAATGCAGCCGGCGTGGAAATGTCACCTGTTGGCATTACAGATACTTATGTGTATGTTCAAACTGGTGCAGCCGGTGCTGGCACGTGCGTTAATGCTATTCGCCGCCAATCTGCAACCGGTTATTATCGTATTCTTGCATGGTTATAGTTCAATAAGGAGTCCCATGGTTTATATAATTCGAAAGGCTGATCAAACCATAAAAACATTCCAAACCCGTGACGATGATACTTTTCTCGATCCTGGTGAAGTGATCGAACCTTCCCCCTTGTCTTTCTCTGAATACGCGGAAAGGTTGGTCTTATCCCTCGACGGACGAAGTGGAGAGACTGTTATCGTTCCCGCTGAGGTCAAAGAATTGACCGTGCATGTGTCGTGCCCAGGTGAACAAAGCGTGGACCTGTTGATCAACGGCACACCTGAGACCGTATCCCTCACCAAAGGCATAGGTTCGATCATCCTCAGCGCGGACGCACCGGGTTTGTTTATCATCAAGCCGGCAGATCAAACCAAATACTGCCCTGCAGGTCAAGCCACCCTTTATATCGAGGTGCAATAATGGACAAAGTGACTAAGCGTAATGGAGTGTTCTTCATGGAGTCTGCCCCTGCTAAAGCTGAACTAAAAGAAGCGAAAGAAAAACATCAATCAGATCTCGCATCGACACAAAAGCAGATGAATAATGACGAAATCAGATCGATGTTAAAACGGATACTTCAAAGACTTGAATCTTTAGAGTCTTGATTTTCTTTTTGTTCAATCAGCATATATAGATCGGCATTGTCTATAATATCTTCATCCTGGGGCGGACCGAAGATATCCGGTTTCCATTTCCAGAGTTCATAACACAAAATACCAAAAGCCATCCCAACAATTACCCACATGCTCTTATTGTATCACTCGCCCGAAGCGGACGCTTCGACCTCGTTTCAATCTGCCCGCGTTTGACCACTCGCCCGCCGGCTTGCCCTCAACTCCGCTCCCTACTGCACTTCGTTTCAATTTTGCTTTACTTTGCCAAGAGCGGGCAAAGAAAAGCCGGCTTCAACCTGGCTACCTACGGTCAGGGCGCAGCGTGCTTAGTTCGGACTCTCGAAGTACGCGAGAGACCGCCCTTAAGCACCATGCGCCCAACGCCAGGTCTTGCCTAAAATTATCAACTTGTTTGTGTGGTTCGCTCGTTTTCGTCCTTCGCTTCGGCGACCTCGTTAGTTGGATATTCCTGACATTCACAATATTGTTTTTCCCTCAAACAAACATCACAAATTTCTAGTTTTTTTTTCTCTTCTTCGGTTATAAATATTTCTCTATTAAAAGCATCTTTTTTAATAGGTAATTGAATTTTTAATTGTCTTTTGTTTATTCTTCTTCTTCCCATGGTTTCGACTCCTTTTTATCTTTAAACCTATAGGTGTTAATATATTCTCCATAAGGTCCGTCTTGATCTAACCTTCTTTCATCCGGATTATGGATTTTTGGCATCGGATCACCTTCCTGCATCCGATAAATTATTAGTGCCAGGTCGTCTTTTCGTTTTCTCCCAAACTCCAAATGATTAGTTACATATTCGAGAGAAATATGCGGAAGGTTCGCCAGTTGTAATACTTTTTTCCCTCTGACACCAGCTTCAGTTAATACTTTCACGATCTCTAAAGCCTCGAGTCCTAAATTTTCGCACTCGACTGGACTATTACTACTCTTTAATTCTCTTACTTTATTTAAGTATGTAGTAGTAGTACGGGAGTCCGATATTATAGGAGTCGAATCAAACAAACTCATCTGATGGATTCGATCAGTCAGCACCCACCCGCAATATCGCTGCCCTGGCAAAGGCTCAATATAACCCAGATCATTTAAGACCCTGAGACCGTTGGTCACGTTGTCTTTACTCCAGCCGGTGGCACGGACTAGATAATCATGCCCCAGCGGTTCCTGAATCAGAATGAACGCGACCAATATGGACAATGGCGCACCTTTGACCGTGCGCAAAAATTCTACCTTTTGGTTTTCCATGTTCTTTCCCCCATGAAGTAAGCAGCAGAGAATAAAATGTTTGTTATCCAGATTGCAATTTTCGTGCGAGGAACACGTAACTTCTTGATTATATTAAGCATTTCGGTTATCCTTAATGCGTGGACTTCGTAAGGTTCGGCTCGACTCCTTGCCTTATGGATTCCACACTTTTATTTAAGGCTCTACTTGTTTAAAGAGTCCGCAATTATGTCGAGGTTGTGTATTGCGAATCTTTTTGTAATATTTCCGTCGAATAAATAGCTTCTGATTATTTAAAGTAATCGGAACTTATAGATCTACTCCTTTCTTCCAGACCTGAACTTCATGCCTCTTAATATACGCCTGAACATCATCAGAAGGAATGCGCCAATTCGAAGTTTTACCTAAACCTAACTTAAAAGCATTCGGAAACTCACCACGCTTAAGCAGCCGATGCATGGTCATACGGCTGACTTTCAACTGGTCCATTACCTGCTTGGTGGTCAAATTATCCATTAATATGCCTCATGTATCTACTTGTATCAGTATACACACAACAAAACAAAATACAATCCCCCAAAACCCAGAGCGTGGCGCGCCAGCCTTGCGCGGATGTGGCGGCTCGAACCGGCAGGCAGAGGGGCGGCTTTGTTTCGTTCTCTTGTGGTAAGTCTCAAAAAAGGTAGCCGCCCTCAGTCTGCCCTCGCCGTTCCCCCACCGCTTGGCTGCTTGGACGCGCCAAAGGTAAGTTTTGCTTCGCTCTTTCCTGTTCGTTTCTATTCGTTCCGGTCATAAATCCGCCGGATCGTCCGGACTTAATGGACGTGCCACCCCCTCAGTGAAAAGGTTGCAACCCGCAAAAGCAGCGGGGGCAACCTCTAAACCGCCGCACGAGGTCTCTTATTTTAGCACGGCAAAAAACTGCTCTTCAAGGTCGTTGCCCCTTAAATAAATTATTGTAAGGTGAAAAGAACTCACCTTTATTTAAGTTTTAAAGGCAACTTCCCTTTCCGTTTGTTTTTATGCGCGCTGGTCATTAGTGCCTCGTGCGTTCGGTTCAATGCGGGGTTTAAAATCCTAAATTCAAAAGAAAGGTCAAAACCTCATGCAACCCTATACCAATGATTCTATTCGCATAATTAACGAACCATCACTTGCAACCGATCTTCTAGTTCAACCTGCTGCTTCTCATGGCTGCTGCTGGCTCACAGTCGAGATCACATGCAAAGAAGATCCCCGCATGAAACCTGTTTATGCTCCTGTTTTCCTTTGTACAACCGAGCTAGATCATCTAATCATCGAGCTTCAAAAACTCCAGTCCAAATCTTAGGTTTCATTTGTGGCCAGCATCGCTACATTAAGCGCGCCCCGCCGGCGGCCTTGTTGCCGGCAGAAAGGTTCAAAATGATAGAAATCCCGACCGTTTCACATGAGGATGCAACCCTTATTATCTCGATCGCAAAACGTGCATCCAAACACTATAAGTTAAATGTTCTTGATATTGCAATTGATCTGACGATCACACATAGTTTTAATCCCCTCCGGCTGCACGATTTATTAAAAGCGGTTCCTTATGAGTTTTGTCATGATATTTTTGGCATCCATGACAACTTAGATCATAATACCGGCAAACTCAATAATTTCTTCAGTCCCCGCTTTTCAGTTTAACCGACCATATAAAAAGGAGTCGAGACCTTGTTAAATCAATTAGAACTTACCTACCAACCAATCACCACCGCCCCGCCGCAACCGGCAGCCCGCCCCCCACTCACCACCCAAGAAATCAGAGAAACCCGCCAATATTTGGATGGTCTACTTGACAAATTCTTAAGTGTGATCGAGTCCTCCTCGTTTTATGGCATGACCGCCGAGCAGCAGAAAGACACCCTACAAAACTTCTATTTTGTGAGTGACCGCATCCAAACGTTTGAGAACAGCCTTATTTAAACCACATCCAGCACCACGCCTGGGTGGCTGCCCCGCCACCCAGGCACACTTAAAAAGGAGTCGAGACCTTGAATAAAATAATTCACGACGAACTTGCATACCGCATCAACCCCAAACGCCCCATCATGAGGGTAGATATCCGCATCGAAACTACTCAGGTCTTCGTCACGATCTACGCCGACCTACTAAGAGGCAACGAAAAACCATTTTATACAAACGTCCATGACCTAAAAGATTGGAACATTGACCAAGTAAAAGCTTTTTTGATCAAAAACAAATTTACCATACACGAATGGAATACCTTTTCTCAGCACGGCATGCGCGCATGGAAAAGCCCCGAACCCTGGGTGATCCGCACGAAAGACCAAATCATTGCCCTTCGAGATCGACTTAAAAAGACTGAGGGCATGGCGCATCAAGCTTATGAGATCGATCTCCGTTTTGACTATATCTAATCCATCCCCCCGCCCCGCCGGTGGCATTGTAACCGGCAGAAAGGTTTTACCATGAAACTAGAACAATTATTCCCCCGAAAGTATGCAAGCGGCGCAGACCTTGCCGGACGTGAAGTAACCCTGATTATCTCGCGTGTTGTTCTTGAAAAGATGCACACTGCCCCGAACAAACCCGCCGAAGAAAAACCGGTCATATACTTCGAGAAAGCCACGAAAGGGATTGTACTCACTCCCAAGCTGGCCGGTCAAATCGCTGAGATCGCCCGCAGCACCGAGACGGACGAATGGACCGGCGCAAAAGTGACTTTATACCCTGTACCTATGAGGGTTGCGGGTGAAGATCGGATAGCAATACGCGCCAAAGCCCCCACCAACGGCACAACCCCACCGCCTGAATCCTTGCAAGATCAGGACGAAGAATAAAAGAGATCAGCCGCCCAGGTTCCCACTTGGGCGGCTTTTTTTATGGCCACACTCGAAACATTTGTCGATGCTCCAGATCGGGATCCTCACGCTGTTTTCTGCGATGCTGGCAGCCTCGAGCTGGACTCGCCATTTTCAGCGATAAACGATCGATATTCATCAAAAGCTGCAAATAATGCGTATCTCTCCAATGGTTGAAGTCTGTTCATTTTGCCAATCCACCGCTTACGTATTCTCGATACTCGCTCCCGCTCTCTGAAGTTGTCACCCAGGAATCTATAATCATGCAGCTCAACTGGTTCAGGGTAATTCATCCAGAGCCACTCCTGGACATTCCGCCCGCCCCGGGTGCGTGTTGTGTAAGTGATCGTTCGCCAGTCCGGAAGAATCGCATTATATAGCGATGACCAATACCCCGAAATCGCAACCATACAAGGTAGGGATTTTAATAAGGACAATAATTCTTTGTGCTGGCCAGCATCGCCAAATTCGCAGGTATATAGAGGACGTTTACCTGCCCGCGTCTCAAATAAGTACGGCGGATCACAATATACAAATTCATCACCTCGCCAAATCGTAGACCTAAGAATGGATATCGCATCGCCACAAATGACGTTACAACCAGGTATTGAATTGTTTTTATCCCAAAATTGATTAATAGTATTCTGGTCTTTGTCAATTCCTACATTGATCTCAGCCGGCCGCTTGGTCTGAAAGACAACACCGCTCCCCAGGAACGGCTCAATATAAACTCGGTGCGGCGGCATCTGATTGATGATCTGCTGCACAACGCCCGGACTTCCCTTTCCACCTGGATATGTCATACCTGCAGTATCGCACTTTCTTTCGATGTTGTCAATTCCCCATGATCATATCGCTTTTAATTGCGATTCGGGATCCACCCCGCGCAGAAGATCCGCACAGGACGCGGATACCCTGCGCCGACCATCAACCACCCCCCGCCGTGCCATAATGCAAAATTCGCATAATGGCACTTTAAGCCAGCACCGTGCTGCTGAGACCGGCAGCACCGTGCTACCTTTTGCTGTGTTGTTTTCGTGTATAACGTATGTATAATGTTGTTATGGCTAGAAAAAAAGGTGCTCAACCAGGCAACATCAACGCTTTAAAGCATGGATTTTATTCACGCTTTTTTGTGGATACAGAGTTAACCGATCTTGAAAGCATAACCCCGGACCTCACCCCCGAAATTGCCATGCTGCGGGTGATCACCCGCCGACTATTCGATAGACTTTCCACCATGGAACCCAACGATGATCAAAACCTAAACTATGACAATTACACCGCCCTGGTGCAGTTGCTCAGTTCTTCAACCGTCAGGCTTGCTTCAATGATGCGGACTAATCAATTTTTGACCGGTCAAGCCATGCCCCTTGAAGAAGTGCTTAAACAAGCCCTACAAGACACCATAGACGAACTAGGAGTCAAATAATATGGCAGAATCCACAGAACCCACCCAGGCTACCTTACCCGCAATCGCCGGAAAACTTGATTTGATCGATCTAAAAGTGGACATGATCAAAGAGTGCACCAAGGACCATGAAACCCGCATTAGATCAGTAGAGGGTAAATCTATAACCTTTGGTGTCATATTTTCTTTAACATCCCTTGCCGGCATTATTGCATTGATCAAGGTTGTTTTTGGCGTATGACCTCACTCCACATGGTAGTTAAGCGGACTTTGAAGAATCCCCTGCTTTTCATCGAAAGAGCCGGAAAAATCAAACTGCGAAATTATCAAATCCAGGTCGCAAAAGCCATTACAAATAGTGTGATCAAAAACCTTGGCTTAACCTTCGTGGTCATGTTCCCCAGGCAATCCGGAAAGAACGAACTCCAGGCACAGATCGAGTCCTATTTATTGACCCTATACTCCACCCTTAACAAGGACATTGTAAAGGTCAGCCCCACATGGAGACCCCAAAGCCTGAACGCCATGCACCGGCTTGACCGCGTCCTATCCAATAATTTACTCACCAAAAACGCCTACACGAAAGAGGAAGGATATATTTTCAAGGTCGGAAATTCGAGGATTTATTTTTTCAGTGGTCAGCCTGAATCAAATATAGTGGGTGCCACAGCCGGCGCACTGCTGGAAGTGGACGAAGCCCAAGATGTGGACATAAACAAGTTTGACAAGGATATATCCCCCATGGCTGCCAGTACCAACGCCACCCGCGTATTTTGGGGAACAGCCTGGACTGAAACTACCCTGCTGGCACGTGAACTTAAGGCAGCCAAAGCAGAGCAAAAGCGCGACCATATCAAGCGTGTTTTTGTCTGCAACGCGCACACAGTGGCAAAAGAGGTGCCCGCTTATGGGAAATTTGTAGAAGAACAGGTCCGAAAACTCGGCAGACAAAATCCATTGATCAAAACTCAATTCTTTAGTGAAATGATCGGTGCTGAGGGTGGAATGTTCCCCTCGTCTCGCAGATCCGCCATGCAAGGACAGCATGCGCGGATTACCGAGCCGATACCTGGGGAACTCTACGCCTTTTTAATTGACGTTGCCGGCGAGGACGAAGCCGCCACCCTGGAACTTGACCGCATGAGCAACCCTGGCAGAGACTCAACCACCCTGACAATCGTCAGAGCCAACACCGCCACCCTGAATGACCCGATCATCCACGCGCCCACGTATGAGGTCGTACTAAGACGAGAATGGACCGGTTCTAAGCACACTTTACTTTATCAGGTACTACTTGACCTCGCAAAAACTTGGATGCCCCTTTGGATTGTCATTGACTGCACCGGCATCGGTGCCGGTCTCTCAGCCTTCCTGGTCGCTGCCCTGGGTGATCATGTTCTACCTTTCCTGTTCACTTCAAGCACAAAGAGTGCCCTCGGTTGGAACTTTATATCTTTATGTGAATCCGGACGCTTCAAAGACCACAAACCGGAACGAGGTTACCCCCACCTGAGAGACGAACGTTATCAATTCTGGAATCAATTAGATTATTGCCAAATGGAAGTACAGATCGGACCCGACCGCAAGATGAAGTGGGGAGTACCCGACGGAACACGTGATCTAAATGGTGAATTAGTACACGATGATTTTATAACTTCGGCTGCCATGGCTACCGTCCTGGATGAACAGACGTGGATTGTCTCAGGTCAGCCGTTGATAATCAGAGCAGCAGACCCGCTACTCGAATTAGATAAAGGATTCTAAGGAGTGAACCCATGGAAATGACTTATGGAATAGATGTATCAGAGCACAATGGTTTGATCGACTGGCAAATGGTCAAACGGTCAGGGATTCAATTCGCTTTCATCCGTGCCACTTGTGGATTAATTGTGGATAAACAGTACAAGCGAAATGCGGAACTTGCAATAATGGCTGGAATCGAGACCGGAACTTATGGGTATTATTACCCTTTGCTTGACCCCGCAGCCCAGGCACATCTTTTATGTGACACAATCCTGCCCTATCCACACACCATTCTACCCGCCGGCGATCTCGAACAACCCGACAGCAAGTACACCCGCGCCCAAAAACTGACCAGGTGGAATCTTTACATGGATACCCTGGACGCCCGCCAGCACGCTCGATGTTGGGACTACATCAGCGCGGGCTTTTGGCTCACCAACATGACCTATGGAACTTATACCAAGTACACCTCCACAAATGAACTAAAACGCATGGACGCCCCGTTATGGGAACCGGCATACCGCCAGGGGTTCCCTGATCCGTTCTTCCCCCGCTTCAGGTGGGATATTCAGCAGTACACATCAAATGGTTACATACCAGGTATCTTAACTCGCGTGGATCTCAACAGGTCATTCTTGACCCCAAAAGAAATTTGTATGAAAGGTAGGTTCTCTAATGCCTAAAAATAATTTATTCTACCGAATAGTAAGACCTTTATTTCAAGACGAAATAAATCGTCAGGTTCGTGACCAATTCGCAACTTACATCGAAAATGATACTAATTTCTATTTAAGCGGCAGTTCCGAATCCAGGGACAGATCAAATCCCGATCGTAAAACAATCCTGGCTGATTCCTTCCTTGCTTGGCAGACCAACCCACTCTGCAGGAGGATTGTTTCTCTGACCACTCAATATGTGGTTGGGGGTGGCATCAATTACACCTGCAAGCACAAAAAAACCCTTGATTTTATGCGCGATTTTTGGGATCATCCCCTCAACAAGATGAGCAACCAGGTATATGAATGGTGCGACGAATTGACCCGCACCGGAAATCTGTTCTTATTGCTCAGCACAGACGCAGCCGGCATGACCTATGCCCGCGCCATCCCTACAACGATGATCGATGTAATTGAATCTAAAACCAATGACGTTGATCAACCGATTAGCTTCACCCTCAACGACCCCGAAAAAACCACTTATCCCGCGTATGATTTTGACAATCTCACAGACACACCCGCAGTTCTTCAATTCACGATCAATAAGCCAGTTGGTGCACAGTGGGGAGAATCCGATCTTGCACCAATCTTGAAATGG